GCTGATTTCATGGAATCCAAAGAACCTTGTATTGTTCCTTCTGCCTCTTTTGCTGTTGTTCCTGCTATCCCCATTTCTTGCTGCATTACGTGGATCGCTTGCGTTATATCAGCAAAACTTGATATGTCGTACTTTATTCCGCTTATCTTTGATGCGTCTTTTAGCAAGCGTTGCATTTCTTCTTTTGTGCCGCCATAACCTAGCTTGAGGTTATCTAGGAGCATATATTGGCCTTTTGCAAAGCCGGCGTATGCTGTCTGTATGGACTCAATGCTAGTACCCATCTTTCCGGCGTTGTCAGACATGTCAACAACAGCTTGGTTTCCAACTTCTGCTGCCTTTTTTGTATCTCCACCCAACGACTGAATCAGGCTCGCACTGAATGATGTAACAGTACTCATATACTCATTAGCGCTCATTCCTGCTGTTCTGAATGCGCTATCAGCGTATGCCTGCACTTGTTTACTATTTTGCTTAAAAAGAGTATCTACACCGCCAACAAGCTGTTCGTATTCCGCGTATGCTTTGACGCTTGCTCCGACTGTCGCAGCTGCTGCTCCTGCCATTGCGGTTACACTTGTTGCAACTATGCTTAGTCCTGCTTTTGCAATTCCGCCAATCTTAGAAAATCCACCGGCAATCTTGCCACCGACGCTTTTCATTCCGCTATCTATTCCGCTTTCGTCTATCTTGGTATTAAATGACAAAGAGCCATCGTATGCCATATATCCACCTTACCTTTCGATGATACATGGCTCAATGGCTCTTGTAACTTATTATATTTTGATTTCGTTTTCATGCCCACACCTTTTACATTTTAGGAACACGTTATTGCTTTTTGCTGTGTTGTCGTAGATCAGTAGTCGTTGACCGCATTTCTCACAAACATACCACTTTCGTTCTATTGGCGGTATTTTAATTTTAGCCACCAAATACACCCCCTATTTCTTCGTCAGTAACACTTGTCTTTAACATCAGTGATTTTTTGATTCTGTCAAGTCTTTTTCTTTCGTCCTTGTCTTTGATTTTGCTTGTGTCTAATGCTCTGTAACCAATTCGTTCTTCCAAATCAAACTCAATGATACTTGTGAACAATGCCTTAAATCTCCACCAATGCATATATTCGATATTCATCAGGTCGATTCCGTACGTTTTTTGAAATGCGCCGATGATGTAAGCAGAATCTACTGTCCAATCATATATAGGCTTTGGAGTTACTTCATATTCTTCGGTATGTTCTTCTGTTTGTTCTTCTGTGTCGTTCGCAACTTCTTCTGCCATCAGATAAAAGTCTGTCAATCCTTTCAAAGCTAATTGAATGTTAGAAGGCTGTTCTTCTTTATACATCATAAGTGCAATGTAAACCTTTTCTTCTTCCTTAAGTTCTTCGTCCAATAGCATTTCGCAAAACCGAATCCAATCCCTAAAGTCTGTGTGTATAGCATATTCCCTGCCATCAACTGTAATAGTATCAGGCAGGGTTGTTGTTAATAGGTTCATCGTTTCTTAGGAGCGTATTTCTCGAACCGCTTTGTTCTCATTTGCGTCATTCTAGCATTTTCTTTCATGCAAAACGAAAAGAAACTGTCAAATACTTCTTCGCACAACTCAACCGAATGTTTGCCACCGAAGATTTTGTTTCCGCTCCCTTCTCCAAATATATTGTCGAACAAATTATAATAAATATTGCAATTTGCTCTGATTATGTCGGAAAGCCGACCATCTTTAGGGAGTTTTTCTTCTTCTGTTGCTAGTGTTTCAAATGCGGATTGATATTTTTCTGCAAAATCTGCGTCTGTTAAGTCCATCTCGAACGCTTGTTCGTTATATACCCATTGGCCCATTGGCTCGCCCCTTCCTTATGCTAATACAATTGTGATTGTTTTATATACCGCTGCTGTGGTTACTGTTACAGAATCGTTTTTAGTTGTATACAGCGCCTTTGATACAGCATAAGGATATGTTCCTGCTGGCAAGTAAATTCTTGCGATACCGTTTGCATCTGTTTTAATAATTTGACTGTTGATCACAACCTGCGCATCTGCTACCTGACCGCCTGCGCTAGATACATTGATTGTTACAAGATATTCTGCGCCTGCATCAGGTGTAAATGATGTGATTACTGTTTTGTCACTGTTTAATACCGCTACGCCCTTAATAGCTGCCCCTTTGGATTTAAACGAACCGCCATAAGTGTATGCGTCCATTGAATCCCCTTCTGCGTCTGGAATAACCGCATATAGTTTTTTGTAACATACAAAACCTGATCCTGATGTCTTTGTTAAATCAACGGAATAAATGTTTCTTTCTGCGTCTGTTCCTGTTTTTGCTCCGTCTGAAATCGCAACAATGTCTGCGTGTACCGCGTTGTCTGTCATGCAATCGAACGCGTATTCGATAGATGGAGAATAACTTACTACGTCATTTACTTCACCTTCAATGTCAACATATTCTCTTGAATACTCTTTCGGGTTCATTGATTTAGAAAGCGATGTGAAGTTCGTCATTCTGTTAATTGTAGAACTTGGGATTTCGTAAAACGCTAAAACTTGACTTCTTTTCTTTAATGCCATTTAATTACCCTGCCTTTCATATAAAACTCTTAATTGTATTTGGTATCTTGCGTTTGCGGATTCTGAATCAAATAAATATCCGCTTGTCATAATCTCAATACCTGTGCAGCCTTCAAATGGATATATGCCTAAATCATTCTGTAATTCAATCCATTCTGAAAACTGTTCATAAAATTGGTTAATACCTACCGTTTCGCTTGCGTCATAGCTTTCCTTTGATGTAAAAGCGAATTGAAACTGTTTGATACCACCGCCATCAACGAATCTTTTAACATACGGATCACTTGGAATAGGCTCAATGCTGTATGATAATTCATTTGTCAAATAATCCACGTTGACAACTCGTTCATCGTCTAAATATGGACACGTAATCATGTATGTCCTGATACTGTCTATCATCATAGCTTGCCCCTTCTTTCCATGTATTTCTCTGCGCCTTTTTTGATTGCGTCTAGGTTCGATGCCTTCATTCGCTCAAACCATTTAGCACCACGTTGACCTTTTGACTTTGATGTGTAGTAGACTTTTCTCGCGTATGGTGTCTTGTATCTGACTTCTCCATCTCCGATTACAGTGTGGAGATTTCCTGACTTCTCCAATACACCTGTCAAGAATGGAACCAATGGAGAACAACGCCTTAGCACTTCTTTGTCAATATAGGCTTGTGTGGTTGACACGTACTTTTCAAACGATGGCTTGCAATTTGGATTCCATTCTAACTTGCTTGTTACCTGTCCGCCATTACTTGTTGTTGTCTTGCCTTTTGGTGTCTGTAATGTTATCTTCCTTGCCAACTACTCACCACCTAGCCTTAAATGTGGTAGACCGCCACGCCTGTTGTCTGAATATGTCGTAACCCTGAAACATTCGATTCCTAGCTTTTGTAAATCCGCTATGCCTGTGATTTCTGTTGTCAAAAGTCCTTTTGCTACTACATCGTCACGTTGAATAGTCCACTTGCCTGTCTTAGTCAGTAAAGCCTTGTAGTCTTTTTCAGGAAGATACGAATCGTAGTTTTCCGTTCGTAGCTTAAATGTATTGCCAACACCTACTGCACCATTTGACATTACAGCACCGAGATTGTTATACCAATTTACTCTTGGAACTTGTGTCCGGACAAACTTATCTGTCCTTGTTACTTTGTCAAACACCTTGTTGTAAATCGTCATATCTGCGTTTGTTAGCATATCACACCAACTCCCCTATACATCAAACCTTTACCGCCTAAGTAAAAGTTGACTTTATCACGAATGGACATATCAATACTCATTTTCGTGTCATAGCTAACCGAGAATCCGTCATTGCTTTCGCTTGTCACGTTTCCACGTGCAAAGTCTCTCTTTAGCATTTCGGCCACTTCAAGGCAACAAGCCTTAATTTCATCGCTTATGGTCTGTTCGCTCAATAAAGGCGCGATTCTGTCCATATACATAGATGCAGTGTTGGAGTAATAGTCAAACTCACTTTCAAGTATCAAAGGTGTTCGTCCTGATAGCCATGTTGTATAGTCTGAATAACTTGCGTACATTATGCACCACCTTTTAAAAAAGGGGGGCATTTGATTGCCCCCAATGTGAAATTACTATTTGATTACTGCTGCGGTAACTGTGACATAACCAACTCTTGCTACCTTCGATGATACAATGTCAACAATCTCGATGATGTCACCTTCTGCTACTGCGATTTCGGTTGAACCGGAAGTCAGTGCAGTTCCACCGTATGTAGCTGTTGCTAAGTCGAATGTTGCGCGAGCTGTTGGGTTCTTCTTATATTTCAAGGATCCGCTTGCTCCTGTTACTGTTGCAATGGTTGTTCCTGCTGTTGCGCCCTGCGCTAACGCGATTGTTAATGAACCAGGTGTGAATACGGAACGGATTGCTGTCTGTCTAAGCACCTTACAATCGTAGACCATACGACCTTGAACTGCGCTTGCGCCAATGTACTTACCTGACTGTGCCAAATCCTGCAACTTAACAGGTACAGAAAACTCTCTTGCTTTTGTTGCGAATCTTGGGTGTCCTGCTAACATAGCCAAGTTTGCTGTGCTGTCATTCCATTCGATTACGTTAAATCCTGCGATACGACCGATGATACCATTCTGTTTAACAGATTCAGCTAACTGACTTGCGTCGATAAATTCAGGTGCCTTCAGCACTAACGCCATAGTGTCAGGAGTTACTAACAGATATCTCATTCCATCGTTCGGAATGTTTGCTTTGCTCATAGATGTTCTTAAATCAACAATCTTTGCGTAGATGTTATCTTTGTCGAGTGTTGATTCATTTACAACTGTTGCGCCTGCTAACAATGCGGTTGCTCCGTCTGTATCTTCCTGTGCAGCCAAAGAATAGCCTGCTGAATCAAGTCTGTCTGCAACTAATCCGTCTGGAACTGCCTGTGCGTCATATCCATCAATAATCTCGTTTACTGCTTTGTCTTTTCCAATTACCATTGTTACATATGAAGTTGCGCCTGCGGTTGCGCTGATACCGTTTGCTTTGTCATAATCAGTAACAGCAACTTCTGTATCTCTTACAGGAACCTTAATCGCTCCTGTTGACGGTGCGCCTTCATAATCTGTATTGAATACTACGCCATCTTTTAACACTAACTCTTTTCTTAATTTCGCTAATACCATATCGGAATAGCGTGTCTGTAAATCGTGTGCCATCTAATTCTCCTTATAATTTTAAGTCAGGATTGCGTTTCTTGAAGGCTTCCATAACGCCATCTGTGCTTGGTGGCTTTGATCCTTGTCTTGCTCCCCAATCCTTGTTGTTGTCCTCTTTTTCGTAGCCTTTTTTGAACTGTGGGAAATCTTCCAATACTTTTTCTAAGGCTCCGTCAAGGTCAGTTTCTTCGTCCAAATATGCGTTTGCTAATGCAATAGCCTTTTTTGAAAACTCTTTCGCAATGTCATGTTCGTAGCACAAAAGTTTGAGTTCCATTTCATTCAACTTTTTGTTTTCAGGCTCTTTGTCAACAGGTTTTTCCTTTGACGTTTCTTCTTCTTTTGCCTGTGTCGTGTCTTTCTCAAATTTCTTTCGCTCTCTTGCGATACGTTTCTTAATAAGTTCGTCAACTTCTTCTTGCGTAAAGGTTCTTGGTTTTTCCTGATCATTGTCAGTGTCTGTGTTATCTCCACCTTCTGTGCCATCGGCTTCACGATAACAGTTTTTCAAATACATTTTCAATAAATCCATTTTTAATCTCCTTTTTAGGTCTGTATGACCACCACTATTGTGTTGTTAATGCTATTATACTACTAGAACAGTTGTTCGTCAACATATTGGCTTTACACCATGCGAATATCTCCAAGTCCGTCAATCTTTACCCTTTCGTATTGTATCGGCAAATCCATTTGCTTGCTGAATTTACGGTACTTAGACAGTGTAGCTTGGTATTTTACCTGTTCAGG